TACTAGTGTAACCATTCATTCAAATGACACTCACTCAAACTAAATCTGAATTTCTCGTCGATAGTCTCATTGAGGTTCTGAATGATCGTTGGAAGGTTGACAGTATTGAATCGGGTCGTCATGTCTATCACCAACTTGAGACAGAAATTGGTCGGAAGTATATCAAAATTGTTCAATATATGGTCGTAGGTGGTGTTCGTGAACAAGGCAATTCTGTCTGGATGTTTGTGAACAATAAGACTGGTGAATGTCTGAAACCTGCATCATGGCGTGGTCCAGCTAAAGGTGTTCGGTTTATGATCGACTTCCTTGCAAATAACTGTCACGTTTGTGACCCTTACGGTTCTTTCTTGTATCTCTGATGAATGAGAGAGGTTTACAACCTCTCTTTTTTATTGTTAAAATGCTTTTGTCTCAATGAAGGCGCCAAGACTCAGAAGCACATTGTTAGTTACCTCTAAAGCTCTCCTGTAGTGTAACCTCTCATTCAAACCATGATTCATTATCTCGTCAAGTGTCCCTCTGATCCTTATGAGAACACCGACTGTTTTGGTGATCTTGACAGGGCTTGGGATATCTGTCTCTCACTCGCTGAAGAGTATGGATACGCTGAAGTTGGTTACTATAACGTCCAAGGACATTACCAACTCGTCGGTGATTATTGTTTCAACTGATTATGACACCTGAAGAATTTGAAGAAAATGTCAGAATCATCACGGGAGATCCTAACTGGTCCCTCCCTGATGATGAAGACAATAATGTTAGTAACCCCCAAAGCTCTCCCTTAGAGTAACCCACTCAACCATCATGAAAACTAAGAATCCTCGTCTTGTGTTTGGTGATGATGAATTCACCTTCTTCCGTGTTAATCTCCTCCAAGAGGTAGAAACTCAGAAGAGGTTGTTTAACCCAACTCAAGCAAAAAGAGAACAGAAGAAGGCAGACGATTGTCTTCATTATCTAATGAACTATCAATCACACCAAACTGAGTTCTGAGATATTGTTAGTTACCTCCAAAGCTCTCCTGTAGTGTAACCACTCATTCAACTCAAATCATGGCAACTCGTGGACGAATTGGAATCAAACTTTCTGATGGTTCCATCCTCTCAGCTTATCATCACTGGGATTCTTATCCTCAGTGGCTTGGTGTGAAACTGGTGGAGAACTTTAACTCTTTTCAGAAAGCAGCTGAGCTCATCGATGGTGGTGACATGTCTGCATGTTACACAACTCACACCTGGGAGTCTCAACCTCTCAAGCAAGAGATCATCCAACCCGATGGATCTTCCAAGTTTGAATATATCAAGGACTCAGAAGGTCAGTGGATTTATACCAAAGTGAAGCCAGAACCTGGTCCTCAGTATTACTCTGAGCGTGGTGAGGATTGTCCTCCCCGTCTCGATCCTGACCTCTTCGAGTATCTCTCCAAAGGTGAAGAATTTGCATATATCTTTGAAGGTGGAACCTGGATCTGTTATAATCTACATGAGTTTGATAGTGAAGAACCTGAAATTGTCGAAATCCCTCAGGTTCTCTGATTATTGTTAGTTACCTCCAAAGCTCTCCTGTAGTGTAACCTCTCCTTCATCATGGCATTTCTCGACTGGGTTTCAGAAGCAATCGGTTCTAAAGTCGAAGATGAGTTTGGCATGGTTCATGTCATCACTGGTGGCAAACTTGTGGCTGACTCTCCCATGTGGCCCATGATTCAGCTGACTGATGACATGGGCGTTCTGCGTTATGTCACTCTCGATCGTTTCATGGAACTCGTTTCTGTTGGTTGATCTTTATCATGAACAACTTCTACATTTCACACGAAGATCTTCCATATGTCGAGATGAACCTCGATCATGATCAGATTCTCATGGTTAAGAACATTCTCGGCGTCAGTGGTGACGAGTTGGCTGACATGTTGACTGGTCTCAATTCTGACTCTTACGCTGATAAGATCTGTGACATTCTCGCTGAGGGTGAAACAATCGAAGAGGCAATTGATTATGATCCTGAAGGTTACGAAGTCTGTCGTTCTTATCATCGAATCATGAACTTCAATCTGACTGATGAACAATGTGAGAAAGAATGGATTGAGGCTTGTCAAAATGACCTGGAACTTTTTGGAGAAGACTAATGATACTTCTTTTCTTCATTCTTCTTATGATGTTAACACTCTCTATTCTCAGTGAGATTGTTAAGATCAACGACAGAGATTATTACAAATGAACATTAATTTACTAGCTCTTAGTTCTCTTCTCACTTTTGGTTTCACTCCACCAGTCGAACCGACTTATATTTCTGGTGATTGTCATCCAGCGACTGCTGCTTGGGATTATGAACAGTTACTCCGTCGTGGTGTGAGTCATGAACTCGCATGGCATTTGGCAGTGACTCCATATCATGATGGCACACCAGAATGTCAAATTAAGGTGAAAACAAGCATTGATTGGGTTCAAAGTGCATGGCCATGGACGGATCAGGAGATGCAAAGACGATGAATGGATTTGAAGTCTTCTTCTATTTTCTCTGCTTTGGTGTGATTGCAGGTGCATCGTTTGCGATGATGTGGTCTAACATTCAATCCATTAATGTGGAGATGAATAAACCCAAACCAAAAACACGTCATCCAGAAGCTCCTGATCCTGGAGAAGAAGTGATGTATGTTGATCTAACAAAAGAAAAACTGGAGGAACTTTATAAACAAAAAGAAGAAGAGGAATAATGTTAGTTACCTCCAAAGCTCTCCTATACCATGAGTGACATCTACCTCCTGAGAAGGTCATCATTAGACCCTCGTTTATCTGCACAACTTGCTCCTTTCATTTACGCACATCGTCCACATGATCAGCCTCCCACTCAAAAGGATTTGGATCAAGGTAACTTCATACCCAAGGAATCGCCATTGTCTAAAGATAACATCATTGACACATATAAAGCCATTAAGTACAATCAAGACTTAGAATGGTTAAAGAGAAAAAGAGAGTATAATCAGAAGTGGAAAGGTTATCGTTCTTATTTTGCATTAGGTATCAGTGAGGCAACATGAAAGAATTTGATTATGAACTTGACTACAAAGCACTTGACTTTACAGATGAAGAAACTCGTCAACTTTATCGTATTGGAAGGGGAGAACAAGGAGTTTTATTGGTACGGCCTTATACAGACGACATTTGTGCTCATTGGAAATTTAGAACTCCAACTGTAGCAGTCAAGTCATCACAAAAGATATTGTCATTGTATGAAGATTATAAGGAAAGGAAAGACTTCATAGGCATGGATATGTGTCGTAAGTTTCTAGAGATGGGTTTCACAAGAGCCAGAAGATATGCCAATCATAAGGATGGAAAGAAGTATGATAATAGGGGGAAAGTGTTACCTCAGGAGAAGGATTGGAAGACAAGTGATAAAGCGAAAAGTGCTGTCATTTTTAAGAAGATAAGAGACCAAGTTGCTTATGATCCTGTATATAAGGAGATGAGAAGGTTATGGAGGAATAATGAGTAAATAAAACATAGCAAAAGGATCTTAGAAACCAATGTCTTACAAATTTACATACAAAGGAGAAACTTATAACTCTGATCCAAGAAATCTTGTAATTGAAGGTTGGAATGAAGAGACTAGTGAACCAATTATTGGATCTCAAACATTACAAGAAAAATTGGGAATGACTGATGCTGAAGTGATAGAAGCACATAAAGAAGGTAACTTTAGTTTGTTAGTACGTCCAGAAAGAGATAAGTTATTACTTGAGTCTGATTGGACACAAGGCACTGACTCACCTTTATCTGATTCAAAAAAAGCAGAATGGAGAACATATCGTCAAGCACTTCGAGATATGACCACTCAGTCAGATCCTGAGAATGTGATTTGGCCAAATAAACCATGAAAATGACACTTTTTTATTAAATAAATGGTTTATTAAATGTATATGAGCGTTTATTAACAGTCTGTGGAAAAAGCTGTGGAGTAACTGTGAAGGGTCTTCGGAGTTACTTTGTAGTCACTTATGACCTTCTAAATCCACTCAGTTGTTGTGATCTAAGCCCGCATTCTAACAGAAGGACTCAGAAATGTCAACCCCCCTCCGAGACACTCCC